TGGCTGATAGATACCTACAGCCCAACCGTTATCACCTCCTCCGAAACCCGCTTCGGAGAAGCTGTAAAAATCAGGATAGCATTCTGTAGTAATACTACCCTTAAAAATATTAAAAGCAGCCCAAGCAATACCTGAGTTGCTCATTTTATTTAGAATTTCTTCTTTTTTCCATGAAGAAATTCTATTTTTAATATCTTCTGTTATTTCTTCAATTTTTTTCATAGTTTTATTTTTTTTGGTTAATAATTTTTAAAATTTTTTAGCTATTTCTATGACAGCCTCTTTTGTTTTAAAGACTGCAATATAGCTTGTTTTTAAAATTAAATCTTTATGATTTATTTCTGGTATTATTTTTTTTCTATAATTTGATGCAATTAAATACCACCCTTTTTTTTGAGGCATAATCGCATAATCTTCATATTTTTCCCAAATATAGTTTGGGCAATATTCATCTAAGATTACCACTCGATTGGGGAGATAATCTCTATTCATAAAGATCATCTCAAAATCTAATTTTATATTAGATGTAATAATCTCATTTTCTAATATTTGAATTGCAAACTCTACAGCCTTTTTAAACTGTTCATTTTGCAATTTTTCATTTCTTGGGTTTCTATTGAACCCTGAAATGATATTAGATAGATTACGATATTTATTTTTATTGTTAAATTCCCACCATTTATCATGGATGCTATCTCTATTGATATCAAAATCAGAGATGCCTTCCATAAATGAGTAGAAATGAAGGTATATAAAATCTGTTAATTTTCCTATATTATATAGGTATTCGAATATTAACAGATTTGATGCATCACTATCATTATCTTGATGGTGATCGAAATTTAATTTAGGATAATCATATACTCTTCCAACATCTAACATATAAACATTAGGATTTTTAAGTCCCCAAGAAATAATTTCTTGGTTTCTTGTTCTAATGATGTATAAAATATTATTAGATTTTATCCAATTATTTCTTTCTTCTTCTGATGAAGTGATAAACTCTTCTTCAGAAATTATTATAATTTTAGAAAGTTTATTCCATTTTAGAAGTTCAGCTTCTGCTGTAACTTCATCAGCATGAAATATGCCGTCATGAGTAATTGTTAACATAGTTTTATTTTTAATTGGTTAATATTTTAGCACCCATTTTTTCAAATGAGTCAAAATTAGATTTTTATACTAATTTAAATTTAATCATGTTTTCTACTATATCCGCTAATAGCGGTTCATATTAATAGTTTTTTTTTCTGATTTAATCAGAATATACTAATATAGAAAATTTAGATTAAATTTATGCTGAGAACTCCTAATAGTGTTGTTTTGATAGCAAAGTTTATACATTTGCTTAATAGAACATATATTTGCAACTATATTTTTACCTAATATCAAAACAACTAAGCCTGTTTCCAGTTTATATAATATTTATTAAGCAGCTTATCAATTTATATATAAAAACCCATTCTCTTTAAACTGTTAATTCAGTTCTTAGGTTGCATCTATTGTATAATTTCATCATCAATAATATTACTAATGACTTATTTATACTTTCAATTTATATACCGCACTAAAGGTTTTTGCGGTCTTTAAACTTAAAAGGATGAAAAACTTTTATGGATTGGCTAAACTATGTATCTGTTTAGTTTACGTTTATTTACTTTCTCAAGGTAAACAATCTATTTTGTAAGTTTAAATGTATTTTTCAATTTAATAAAATTTTCAACAAGAATTTTAACCACATCTTCTTCAAGATGACAATCTTCATACCCATCCCATGTTAAATAATTTGTTAACTCTTTTGCTAATTCAGCATAGTTTTTGGGAGTTGTTTTAAAGAATTCATCTATTTTAATTTTAGTATTTTCTACAGCTTTCAATGGTGTTTGAAAGCCTAATGAAAAATTTTTTCTATTTTCATCAAATTTATCATTAGCTGTTTCAAATAAAGAAGAAGCATGAAATGTATCATCTTCTTCATTATAAAAAACTTCTATTTTAATACCTTTATAAATTTCTTCTTTTATTTTCATAATTATTAAAATTTGTGATTATTTATATTTTTTTAGTTAGGATCTTTTTGGTTATAGTGCTTCACTAATGCAAAGCATATAACTAAAAAGATTATTGTTATTATTATTGCTTTCATGATTATTCCTTTTTATTATTTAGTAATAATACATAATTGAAACTTCCTTTGCTAGAAGTTACAATAGATATATGTATATAAAAATCTCTTTTTGGTGTAATTGATATATAATCAACTTTACCTGAAATAGAAAGATATACAACGTTATTAAATTTAAAAGAGGTATTATCTCCTTGATATTTAATAATGTAATTTACATCTTTCAATAAATGAAACGTAACAATATACGGTTCATCTTTTGAAATTTTTCCATAGTTACCATTAAGATAAGCTATGTTACTGTCAATATTTAAGTTATATCAATCTTCTTTATTGTATTTTTGTTGACTAAGCAACATAGTTGCTATCATCAAGAAAAATACAATAAAAGTCATTTTTTTTCATAATATTTATTTAATTTGTGTTGGAGTTTCTGTTGGAATTTCTATTTCAATAGATAAATTTTTTACAAAATATGCATAATTCCAATAAATATAATATGGTAATAGAATACCAAAAGATATTATTGAAATAATAAGTAAAAGTAAACTTTTAAAAAAAAACCCAATAAAAGAACCTGTAAATTTAATTTTGCCGAATGTTGTTTGTGTTTTTATAATTTTTTAATTTTTTAATTTGTTTTTAAAATTTGTTTATTTATTCAAACAATAATTCACCTGGAAACGGCAAATCATCATTTTCGTACTACTTGTTTTTGTCCTCTTCAAGATTTCCGATTTTATAGGGAATTTAAATATTCTTCAAATTCTTTATCTGTTATTTTTGAAATCTTTTCTGCAATATAAGTAAAGATAAATCTCTCATAATTGCTTTATGAACATCTTTGTTAAATTTGTAAAATTTTTTATAGTTTTATTTTTTTTTTGGTTAATAATTAATTTAGTGCCAATATAAGGAATCGAACCTTATTATCTATAAAAGACATCACATCCTAATGCTTCTTCAACTACTATTTTTATGTAGTATTTATCTCACATTTGTGAATTGGCATTTATTATTAATTACTTTTAAAGTAATCTTTTAATTTTTTGTTTTGTATTTGCTATTTCATAATCTTTTAATTTTTAATTATTTATGAAATATATTTCTACTGTTTCCCAGTAGTCTAAAGAATATGTCCTGGAATATTTCAAATCTTCATCAAGCCAATATGCTATATTAGCTTTTATAAATCTGAAAATCAATTGATCAGACATTATTCTTTGTAAATCTTTTATATATTCAGGAATATTTGACTCTATTCCTATATTTTTAGATATAGATTTTTTCATATTTTTTATTTTAAAAGTTTTTTTTAATTTTTTTTTTAAAATGGTTTTTTTTTAAAATTAAATAATTTATTTAATTAAAAATAAGTTTTTTGGTATATTAATTTTTTTTCCTTTTTTTTAAATAAACTTTCTTTTAATAGTAAATTATCTATTGTTGTTTTAAATAGATAACATTCTCCATATTTGGGATCTGTTATCTCTTCTCTAGTAGTGACAATTTTAATATGTTTATAGGAATATCTCTTTGATGTTCCTATAAAAATTGTAATTTTTCCTTCGTTATTACTACCAAAAGATTTATCGCTTTTATAGGCATCTGTTTCAACTTGATGCCATATTTTATATTGTTGTGCCATTTTTATTTGATTTTTTTAAATTTTTTATTGAGAAATAGTGAAAAACAGCTTTTTTGAAGTATTTTTTTTTAAAAATAGTACTGCTAAAAAAAATATAAAAGCTGAATTATCACTATTTAATGTGATTATTATCACAAAAAAAAGTATTATAAAACATCTTTTATGGATAAATATAAAATATAAGACGTTTTTATAATACTTTTTTATAAGATGCCATTAGAAAATGACATCTTTTATATCGTCAGTAACTGTATCTTCGACGGTAATTTCTTCTTTATAATCCTTAAGTAAATAAGGAAAATCAGAAGAAATGGAAACCTTCACAGGATTAGTAGCCACTATGATATTCTTATCAATTAATGAAAGAACATCATCTTTGGATAATCCAAAGAAGTCCATTAATGCCAATCCTGTTTTGCCAAATGGGGCAATAACATTCTTGGTAAAATAAACGTTATTATCAGTAGCGAATTTTTGGGAATCCGCAATTTCTTTTTGTGATAGAGAGCCATCTTTGATTCTGGCTAAAGCTCTATCGTTTATTATTGGTGAGCTTGCTACCATCCTTATAGCAACAAGATTATTATCTTTAACAGCTTGCTTGGCTTGTTCTAAAGTTATTTCTTTAGAAATATTACGCCAAGCGTGAATTTCCGCTGTATTTTCACCTGAAGCAGCACTGTTGAATATGTCTGCAACATTAGAAGAACGGTTTAGTGACCAAGAAGTTTTAACTTTGGTCACAATATGAAGCTGATTAACAGCTTCATTGAAACTGTTTTCTTCAATAGTTACAGAACTGTTTTCTGCTTCTACCTTATAGGCATAATTGCCTAAACTAAATTCCTTTACCATAATAATTTTTTTTTTTGGATTAATACTTTTGTAGTAATAGATAGTTTTTAATGGGGTTGTAGTTTTTAATGGGACTGATAAAAAAAGGTAAAAAGCCAATTTTAGCTATATTATAACTATCTGAATATCAGGGTAAAAAAACTTACAAAGAAAAGAAAAAAGAACCAAAAAAGAAAAGAAAATACTTTGTATTTTTCTTAATAAATAAAAAATAGAGAAATTTTTTTATTGTGCAAGAAAAATAAAAAAAAAGTTTTCAACAATTGATAATAATTGTTGTAAATTACTAATATTATAGTAATTATATTAAAAAAAAACAACCTTATTGCAACTATCGAAAATTGCTAACGGTATTTAAGGTTTAGACTATATATTTTTTAGATAAAAAATATCAGTCCTGCTAATTGATTTAAGACCACTCTAGCCCATACCGAAGCCAGCGTGGTTCACACCAATTAACTTTGTTTTATAGTAATAAATAGTTTTTAATGGGGTTTTGTTTTTTTTATTATAGCATAATAAAAAAATAAAATACTATTTATATACCGCCGTATATTAGAGCGGTTATATTTATTTTACATATAAGAAAGTAGCTCTTCGACGCTACTTTTTTCAAGCTTTGCTGTTAAGTAGCCTCTCCAGTAGTCTAGGCTACCCTCTGTTTCTTCGTTATACTCCTGCTCTAGAATCTCTTCCACTACTGTAGAAAGTAGTGAAGGAATTCGGCAATATTCTACAAGACTTGTTTTTTTTCTCAGGGGTTTTACTCCCCAAGTACTAACAGCCCATTCCCATTCTTCTTTATCGACCTCTTTTAGAGGTCTTCTTTTTAATAAATTGGGAGTATATTCCTTAGTATCTTCAGGTTTTCCTTCAAAATAGAAAAACCTATCAAAGTATTCGGATTTTTCCATCCATCCATTCATAAACATATAGTCTCTGACTTTCACAAAGAAATTCCCACTTTTTGTGGGAAGGACTGATTTGACATCAGCCCTATGGACTATCTGTTTCATTTTTAGTTCCATAGTTTTATAGTTTAATAGTTTTAATTAATTTTTAAAGGTAGTTTTTTTAAGCAGGACTACCAAGAACCTCTGCTGCTCTATAGAATAAGGCATAACAGCTTGTCCTTATCCGATTTTTTAACGTGGTTTACTCCACATCAAATATCCCGAAAGGGATATTATCTTATTGACTATAAAATAGCCAATAGGATATATTCTATGATAATAAATAGTTTTTAATGAAGTTCTATTAAAAAAGTTTCTAATGGTGTACAATTAAAAAAAATACCTAACAATTCTTATGATATTTCTATCATTTGCTATTGACAAGATAGGTGATTGTCAGGATTTCTTTTAACCTATCTGTTTATAGTAATAAATAGTTTTTAATGAAGTTATGTTAAAAAAGTTATCATTGGTGTTTAGTTATTATTTAATCTAATACAATGAAACCACATCCAAAATCTTCTAAACAATAATTAAATATTAATTAACATATTGCAAATATAAATTTTTTCTACACAAGTTATAATATTTTATTTAGTAGAAAAATTATTTTGTATTTATAGATAGGGGGGGGATATTTTCAGTTTTAAAAAAAGACTCACCCTATTTATAACTGGGTTCACATACAACTCAAATCCAAAAATTTTTCAAACATATTTTGATAAAAAATTTAAAACATATATATTTGCATACTCATTCATAATTTTTCATACTGTTTTTAGATTTGAATAATCCCTAATTTCGATTAGGGATTATTATATATAATACTTGCATTTATTTAATTTTTATGTTAAATTTGTAAAAAATTAGCAAGTATGAAAATAATCAAAAAAAAAGTTAAGTTAAATACAAAGGATTATTATAAAACGCATTTAATGATAATAAATTCTTTATTACCAGTAAAAATGACGGTAAAAGAGATAGAGATAGTAGCAGAATTTATGCAGATAGATTCACTTATAAGGTTTACGAGTAAAGGAAAAAAGATAGTAAAGAAGAATTTAAATTTGAGTGATGGAGGTTTAAGTAATCATATAAAAAAGTTAAGAGAAAAGAAGATAATAATAAAATTAGAAGGTGAGGATATATTATTATCTATGTTATTTCCAGAAGAAGACGAACAATTTTATAATTTCATAATAGTAAACGATGGATTTTAATACATTAACACGGAAATATTGGGAAAAAAACAAAGATGAGATAGATTTTAGTTATTCAGCTACTCATCATATAATCATGAGTTTGTTCAAAGGGATTTATGATGCTATAACGAGTAGTAATTTTGATATAATAAGAATAACTTATTTAGGTGTATTTAAACCAGGATATTATAAAATGCTAGTAAGTTGCATGAGTAATATAAAAAGATATAGAGAGGGATTATTAGGTAAAGAGAGGTTTGAAAAATTGATGCACCCATTGATTAAATTTTTTTGTCACAATCATAGTAAAATATCTATGAAGAAGAGAGAACAATTATTAAGAGTAATAAAATTTTGTAAGCAATATAGAAATGATAAGATTATTAAAAATAAATGAAGGGCAGCCTTCAATAATAGAAGATATATTAGTTATAGATCCATTTAAAACAATTTGGAAAAAAAATAATAATGAAGATAATACTATTAGAGATTTTTTATTTATAGAATTTATGGTATTACCATTAGAGAGTAATCCATATAAAAATTTAGAAGATAAAGAAAGAGAAAAAAAGATAATAGAAGAAGTATTAGATAATAAATATAAGCCATCAGAATTAATATATAAAGGAATAGAAGTATATAAAAAATGGTTATATGAAGATAATTTTAATTATAAATTTTTACAATCTGCAATAACAGGAGCGAAAAAGATAATTAATTTTTTTAATGAAGTAGATTTAAAAGAAAGAAATAAATCAGGTGGTGCAATATATAAGCCAACAGAATTAACAAGAGCTTTAAAAGATACAGAAGGAATAATAAAGAATTTACAAAGTTTAGAAAAAAAAGTTTTTGAAGAAATAAAAACACAAACAATAAAAGGGAATAGGGACATTAATTATTTTGAAAAATAATGGGAAAAAATGTAAGAAATAGAGATGGTTTATGGATAAATGCCAATGTATTTAGAGAAGAAGCATTACATTATGAGAAATATGGATATTATTGTCCTTATGCTTGGGGTTCTAATGGCTGGATAAAATATTGGCAAGAGCAAAAGCGTAGATGTATAGAGGGATATGAAGTATCGGGTTCAAAAATAACAGGTTATCATTATTTTTATTTAAATTTTAATAAAATAAAAGCTATAGATTATAAAACAAAAAAGAAAGTATATAGATTTCCTGATTTTTGGGACGGAGATTATAATTATTTTTGGGCATTAGATATAGCAGAAAAAGGCATTAAATTAAAAGAATATAAAAAATTAAGATTAGATTTAAAAATAAAGGAAGAAGATTTAAAAGGTAATAAACATTTATTATTAGCAAAAGCAAGGAGAAAAGGGTATAGTTATAAAAATGCTGCAATAGCAGCTTGTGATTATCATACAAGAAAAAATTCTACTACAATTATAGGTAGTTTTGATAAAAAATATGCCAAAGATACTTATGATAAAGCTTATGAATCAATAAATTTTATAGATTCTAATACAGGATTTAGAAAACAAAGGCTATCAGATAAAAAATCAGAATATATACGTTCAGGGTATATAGATACTACTACTGGTATAAATATAGCAAAAGGTTATTTATCAGAGATAGTAGCTTTAACATTTATGGATAATCCAGATGCAGCAAGAGGAAAAGATGCAAATAAAGTTATATTAGAAGAGATGGGTACATTTCCAAATGCAATTGATGCATTTGCAGCAATAGAACCATCAGTAAAAGATGGTGATATTAAAACAGGAATTATGATAATGTATGGAACATCATCGAATAAGCAATCTATGACAGCACCTTTTAAAGAGATGTTTTATAACCCTGAAATTTATGATATTTTAGCAGTAGAAAATATATGGGACGAAAGTGCAGATGGTACTTATAGTGGTATATTCATACCAGTATATTTAAATAAACCGAATTATTATGATAAAAAAGGTAATTCAGATATAAAAGGTGCAATAGAATCAGAGAAAAAAGAAAGAGAAAAAAGAAAAATTAATAGTACAGCATTAAATAATTATATAACAGAATATCCTTTTTCGCCATCAGAAGCATTTAGAAGTGGTAATATAAATATATTTCCAATAGATGAATTACAAAGACAATTAAAAATAGTATTAACAAATAAATTATATATAACAAAAGGGCAACCTGTAAAATTATATTATAAAGATGGTATAGTAAGAGCAAAGCCTATATTAGATTTAAAAACAGTAGAACCTATTTATTTTTATAAACAAAAGATAAACAATATATCAGGAGTTCCAATAATATATGAATATCCTGTTGAAAACTCACCTCAAGGTTTATATAAAATAGGTTACGACCCTTATGCACAAGATCAAAGTAAAAGTGAATCATTAGCAGCTATTTATGTATATAAGACAATAGAAGTAAATTCATATAGTAGAAATATGATAGTAGCACAATATGTAGGAAGACCACCAGAAGCTGATGATGCTAATAAGATAGCTTTGATGCTTGCAGAATTATATAATACAGAAGTAATGCATGAGAATATGTTTCTACATGTAAAAAATTATTTTAGGAATAAGAAGAAATTAAATAGATTGGCAGCACAACCTGATAGAGTAATTAGTAAAAACATAAAACATAGTTCTGTAAGTAGAATATTTGGAATGCACATGAACGAGCAATTAAAAGATGCAGGAGAAAAATATATTAAAGACTGGTTAACAGAAGTAAGAGATTTTGATGAAAATAATAGTCCAATATTTAATATAGATTTCATATATGATGCAGGATTATTAGAAGAACTTATTAATTATAATAGAAAAGGAAATTTTGATAGAGTGATGGCATTAATGCAAGTAATGTTTCAAGTACAAGAAAATATAGAACAAAAATATAATAATAAAGAAAAAATAAGTATTTTTGAAGAAGTTAATAATTATTTAAATTACAAGAAATATGGATTATAATGATTTACATTTATATTCTGAATCGCAGAAATATAAAAATGATAAAAAATGGTTTAAAGATTTTATGGATTATATAGATACATTAAGTGTATTAAATTCTAATAATATTTTTGATAGTCATGATAGATATAGAAATATGAAAATAAATTATGATTTATATAATAATATTGTTGATAAAGAAGATTTGATGGCTTATTGTGGAACTTATGATTATGAATTTCCTGAAAATTTCATACCTGAAAATATAATAACAGATAAATTAAAAGTATTAGAGGGTATGGAAAAAGCAAGACCATTTTTTTATAAAGTTTTAGCAATAAATCCAGAAGCTACTACAAGAAAAGAAAAACAATATTTTGCTATGTTTAAGCAGTATGTTGTTAATATAATTATGGGTGAAATAAAAAAACAAATAGAACAAGAAAAATTACAACAATTACAAAATAAACAGCCATCGAAAGAAGATATACAAAAAATAGAGCAGGAAGTAGATCAAGAAACAAAACAACAAACACCTGAAGAAATAAAAGAATATTTAGAAAGAAATCATCAAGATTCAGCAGAAATATTAGGGCAACAATTATTAAATTATTTAACTCCAAAATTAGAATTAAAGAAAAAATTTAATGATGGCTGGAAAGATGTATTAAAAGTAGCAATAGAAATTTATAGAGTTTATATAGAAAATAATGAACCTAAATTAGAAAGAATAAATCCATTGTATTTTGATTATGATAAATCAACAGAGAACAAAAAAATACAAGATGGAGAATGGGCAGTAGCAGAATATAAGTATTCTATGATTGATATTATAAAAAATTTTCCTGAATTAACAGAAAAAGAATTAAAAAAGATAACAGAAGATTTTTCATTAGGCTCATCATTTAGTTATGATTTTAACTTTTCTGATTCTAATATTACACCTCATATACCAGTAAAACATTATGTTTGGAAATCATCAAGGAAAATTAAATTTTTAACTTATATAGATGTTCAAACAGGAGAATTAAAAGAAAAAATAGTAGATGAAAATTATAAATTACAAAAAAACTATGGTGATATAGAATTAGTAGAATCGAGAATTGTAGAAGTTTATGAAGGTTGGAGAATAGGTAGAGATACTTATACAAAAATGGGTAAATTACCATTTAAAAGAGATATAGATGATCCAAATGATGTTAAGTTACCTTATTTTGGAATATCTTATGATACCGATAATTCAACAGGTACTTCTTTATTAGATAGATTAAAAAGCTATCAATATTTATATTATATAGTAACTACACGGTTAAGAAAACTTATGGCTTCAGATAAAGGTAAAATATTATTAATGAGTTCTAATTTAATACCAAGAAGTCAGAATATAGATTTTAATAAGTGGATGGAATATATGAGTAAATTAAATATTGGATTTTTTAATTTAAATGAAGAAGGAAATAAATTACAAGATATAAATATGTCAGCAAAAACATTAGATTTGTCATTAACATCAGATATACAAAAATATGTTGAATTAGCGTCATATATAGAAAATAGAGCAGGAGAAAGTGTTGGTATTACAAAACAAGTAGTAGGTAGAATAGGACCTAATGAAGCTGTTGGAAATACTAAACAATCTCTAATGCAATCAAGTTATATTTTAGAACCATATTTTAGTTTACATGAACTAATAAAAAAAGAAACATTAGATTATTTGATAAATACAGCAGCATTAGCATATAGTAAAAAAGATAAAGTAAAATTAACTTATGCTTTAGATGATATGAGTACTCAGATAATAAAATTAGATAAAAATCTTTTATTATTTAATACATTAGGAGTATTTGTAAATACAGATTTGAGAGCAAGAGAATTACAACAAAATATTATAAATTTAGCTCATGCAGCTTTACAAAATCAAAGTATAGAATTTAGTGATGTTTATAGAATTATAAAAACAGACAATATAGAAGAAGCAAATAATATATTAGCAGTAAGTGAAAAACGTAGAAAAGAAGAATTATCACAAATGCAACAAATGCAAATGAAATATGAACAAGATAAACTTGAAAAAGAAAGAAAATTTGAACTTAATAAAATTAAATTAGAAAAAGATTTGGATTTACGTAATTTACAGGAAAAAGGAAAAATTGATATTGAAAGACAAACGATATTAGCTATGGGATTTGATACAAATAAAGATAGAAATAATAATAATATTCCTGATGTATTAGAATTAGCTGATAAGCAATTTGAACATCAAATAAAAAGAGAAAAAATGAATTTAGAAAAAGAAAAATTTAAACATCAAAAAGAAATGGATAAAAAAAAGAAAGAAAAATAACTATTATAAAAACAAATATAATAAAAAATTAACATATTAAAAAAATAACTATAATAAGTAAAATTTTAAAAATTTAACTTTAATATTAATAATTAAATTAACTTTGCTATGAAAAAAGAAAAATCTATGGACACAAATTCTGATTTATTAAATTTTAAATGGGACGATTCTGATGATTTTTTTGTTACTGAAGAAGAAAGTAATAATGATATTCCAGAATCAAAAGAATTAAAAGATAATAATGAAGAAGATAATTCTTCTGAAACAGAAAAAAAAGAATCAAAAAATAATAAAAATGAAAATAATAAAAAAGATAATACAGATGATGATGAAAAAGAAAACTCCAAAGAAGAAAAAGAAGAAGGAGAAGAAGAAGACACTGATGTATTTAAAGAATTTATAAAAAAGGATAAAAATAAGAATGAAAAAAATTCTGATGATAAAGAAAATTCTAATGAAATAACTTCTTATGCTTCTAATTTAAAAGAAAAAGGAATATTAACTACTGATTTTAATCCTGAAGATATAGAAGATGAAGATGATTTATTAGCATTACAGCAAAAAGAAATTCAAAATAGAGTAGAAAAATCAATATCTGATTTTGTAGAAAACTTTGAAGAAGAAGGTAAACTATTTATAAAATATGTAAAAGAAGGTGGAAAACCAAAAGAATTTTTCAAAGTATTACAAGAAACTACTAGGATACCTACTTATGAAGAAGATAATGATTCTAATAATGCAGAAGTAATTAGATATTATTTAAAAAATATTAAAGATATTGATGATCCAGAGGATATCGAAGATACAATATCTACATTAAAAGAAAAAGGTACATTAGAAAAATATGCTAATAAATATTCAAATGTTTTAGAAAAAATAAAAAAAGAAAAAGAAGAGCAACAATTAGAATTAATAAAAAAGCAAAATGAAGAAGTTAAAAAAAATAAAAAGAAATTTGAAAAAGATATTAGTGAAGTAATTGATAAAACTGATGATATTTATGGTATAGGTGTATTACTTTCTAAAAAAGAAAAAAAAGATTTAAAAGAATATATATTTAAACCACATAGTAGAATTAATAATAATGAATATATTTCTAAATTTACACAAGATTTAAAAGATATTTTTTCTAAACCTGATAAATTAATTAAATTAGCTAAATTAATATATGAAGATTTTGATTTTACTAATATCAGTGAAAAATTAGAATCTAATGTAACTAAAAAAGTAAAAACAAAAATAAACAAATATACTAAACCAAATGATGGTTTTAAACAATTAGCAGACTATTTTAATGACTAAAACAAATAAATATGATTAAAAATTCTCTTATTACAAAAGTAATTGATTGGAATTCAAGTACAATGACTGAAGCCAATCATTTAGGAAAAGCTTTGATGATTAAGCCTGATATTTTCGAGGGTGTAATGAATCAGATTTTTACTTCTAAAAATTATTTTTCTGACAACCCGATGAGTTCCTTATTATTTAGTACAAAAAATGTTATGAGAACTAATAACACTGAATGGGAATGGCAACTAAGAGGAGGTTCAACAAGACCTTTGATTGTTGTAGATAGAATTGAAACTTCAAATTATCCTGGTAAAATACATTCAGAATTTTCTTTAATTCTAGATGAAGGTTTATTTATTGCAGGTGATGTTATTACACCAGGAACAACTAATAAAAAGTATCAATCACGAATCCAGGAAGACCCTATCAAATATGGTAATGGTTATCTTTATAAATTAGTTCTTGTAACAAATGATCCTAACGATTATGTTCCAACAAAATATTTAAATAATGGAACACGATGGGGAAAATTATATTCTCAATATGAAGAAGGTGCAGAACAAAGTGGTTCTACAACTTATTCAGCTCCTATTATGTTAACTAATAGAATGGGTAGACTACGTAAAAAATATGAAGTTACAGGTGATGTAGCAAATACTGTTTTGGCTGTAGCTATTCCTGACTCTAATGGTAAATTACATAAAAGTTGGATTAAATATGCTGAAACAGAGTATTGGAAACAATGGTATAGAGAAATAGAAAGAAGCCTTTGGTATTCAAGAAAAAGTGATAAAGTAGAAGGAGCAACAGGAAGACCTGTTATTACAGGACCTGGTATACAGCAAATGTTAGAAGATTCTCATATTCATTATTATACTCATTTGACAAGTAATTTGATTGAAGAATATTTAATGGATATTTTCTATTCAAGAGTAACTCCTAATAATAGAAAAACTATTACTGCTTTTACAGGTGAATATGGTATGATTTTATTTCATAGAGCTATGCAGCAACTTATCAATAAAGATAGTGCTACTTATGGTATTACAAATAGTAATTTTACACCAATTCAGAAAGCTAAATCACCATATCATGATAATTCTTATGCTGTTGGATATCAATTTGTAGAATATCACATGGCTAATGGTCTCAAACTCAAGTTAGTTCATAATCCATTATATGATGATCAAGATATAAATTTTGAAATCGATGAAGTAACAGGAAGACCTGTAGAAAGTATGAGATTTACATTTTTAGATTTTGGCGGAGAAGGTTCTGATTCTAATATCAAAATGGTAGAAAAAATTAATGGTCTCAAATTTGGATATACTGCAGGTTTAACTAATCCTTATGGATTTAATAGTGGCTCTTTGATGAGTCATGAAGGTGATTACTATACTATGTTAATTCAAAAACAATTTGGAATGCATATCGAAGATATTAGTAGATGTGGTGAATTAATTTTAGATAGAAATTAAAAAATAATTATATTTGTTGCTAAAGAATTTAATTCTTTGGCAACATTTATTAATTAAAAATTTTAAAAATATGGCAAGAGTAGTAACAATTAAACCATTACAAAAAGAAAAATGGCATGGTAAAAAAAATGCAGATTCATTTACACAACCTATTTCATTAAGTGCTTTGTATAATCCAAAAACAGGTAAATATGATACAGGATTAAGTAAAAAAGATAAAGAAAGATTAGAAAAAGAAACAGGATATGATTTATCTGATTCTTTTGATCCTAATAAACCACATCCTTTTTGGGATAGTAGAGCAGCATTATTGACACTTCCTAATCATAGTATTATTTTAAATCCTGATTTACCTTTAGATTATATTAAAATTGCAATTGCTAAAGCTTCAAAACATGTAGCTAATTCTTTAACAGATTATGAAAATGGATTATATCCAGATGCTACACATGTAATTTATGATGAAAATGAAGAAGTAGCTTCAAAAGCTAAAAAAGTAGCTTTACTTAAAGAAGCATATAAGATAGCAAATAAATTAAATAAACAAAGTAAAATAGCATTGATATTAATTATATCAGGACAAACTGCTAAAAGACAAAGTGATGAATTTATTGAAGTAGCTTTACATGATATTATTGAAAATAAAACAGAAGAATTTTTATCTTATGCTAATAAAACTAAAGCTGAATTAACAACAAGAGCTATGATTTTAGATGCTGTTAATGAAAATATATTGCAAATGAAAAAAGGTTCTATATATTATATGGACGAATTATTAGGAAATACAATTACAGAAGCAGTTGAATATCTTAATGATCCTAAAAATCAGAATTTAAAAATTATAATTAATGAAAAATTATTATAATGAATATTAAAGAACAACATTTAGATTTTAAAATAAAATTAAATAAAATTGATAGTGAACAATATCGTAATTTATTAGTTCCTGAAATTGATTGGCTTTTAAATAGAGCTACTGATTTATTTATTAAAATAACTGTATTTCCAAGATATAATCCAATACCAGGATTTGAAAAAACAAAAAGAGATACAGAAGATATAAAAACATTAGTAGTTGATAATTTTGTTTTAAAAAATCCAAATGTTGAGAATAATATTTATACTTTTGATTTACCTGAAGATTATTTATATTATGTTTCTTCAGAAGCTGAAATAGAAAATAATAAATGTGGTATTAAAAAAGGTAGAATAATAATTAGACAGCATGATGATGATTTTCAAAATAGTCCTTTTGATAGAAGTTCTTATGAATGGAAAATAATAAATGCTGTATTTAATGAAAATGGAATTGCAGTATATTCTGATAATAATTTTACAGTAAATAAATTATTTTTAAATTATATTAAAAAATTTCCTTATATACATAATGCAGAAGATTTTTACAACAATACATATACTGATTTAAACGGAAATGTTTTAACAGGAACACAGGATTGCATATTACCTGAACATACACATTCGGAAATTGTTGATATTGCTGTACTATTAGCAACACAAAATTTACAAATTCCAGATTATCAAATTAAATTAAATAAATTAAAATTAAATTAAAATGAGAAATTTACCTAGATTTAATGTATTACCGACAAAAGGTAATCAAGGACTTGGTACACAATCCCCATCAGATTTACTTCCAGGACAAATAGGATTTTTTGGTGCTGAAACTAATACTGCTATAACTACACATGAAGAAGCAAAAGCACAAGGATTTTATATTGCTTTAGGAGTAGACAAAGATGAAGATGGTGTAACCGATGATATTAGAAAATCTTATAGAAAGATTTATCCCAAAGAATTTGTAGCATATACTCAAAAATGTTATACTCCTTTTCAATCTAAAATAGTATTATTTTCTGATTGTGCAATAGATTTTGATACAGAATATGCTATTAAATTAAGTCTTAATAATCCAATTTATAAGTTGGAAGAAGGTATGGGATATAGAATAGAGTTATTGACTTATACTACTGAAAAGCAAATAGGTTCTGCTACAGATCCCGATATTGAAAGAATGTATAATTCTTTTGTATCTCAAATTCGTAATAATAAATATTTAAATAATTTTATTGAAATTGAGTTACAAGATCCGAGTACACATGCAGTAATAACTGATTTAGCTACTTGGGTGGCATCAAATCCAGGTGCAGCACCTGATATACAATTTACAGTTAATAAACCTACAATAGCACAACCTGTAGATGAATTATATAGATTTTATACACCTATAGAAATAGATGTAGATTTTTATTTTATCAAAGGTTTTGAATCTAATGGAACTACAACTGTTACACAAGATCTTGTTTATGAATCTGCAACAGGTAGATATGTTCAAGATTTAGAAAGACAAGCTAGTGGTTGGAATGGTGAAACAGGTCCTTATAGAGAATATAATTTTGGTCCTAAAAAGGAACTTTATTTATCAAAGAAAACAGAATCTTATTCATTAGTAACATTAGATTATAGATTTGTTTCAGAAGGAGGATATAATCATCATTATAAAAATGATATATCTGTAATTATAGCTATTCCCGATGGTGATACTGTAACATCACAGGCAGTTAAAGATACAATAGGAACATTAATAACAGGTTCTGCAAATGGATTAACACCTACTACTTGTTAATTTTGATGGGTGCTTTAAGCACCCTTTTAAAATTTATAATTATGATATATCAAGAAGCAAAATATAAAATAGTTACGAATAATAGATATTTTAAAATAATAATTTATACATTAGAAAATAATTATAAACTAGTTTATGAAATATATGATAAATCAGATATTAATTATTCAAATATATTAACAAGTGGTGAAGGATATTCTAATGATATTTTACAAGATGCTATAGGAATTGATGGAAAATATACTATTTTAATTAAAATAATACCTATAGATGAAAGTTGTATTATTGTAAATAATGATAGTATAGGATATACTTATGATTTTTATGTTTATGAAAAATTTACAGATAATGCAATTAAATTATTAATTGATAAATTATGTATCTGTTGCGAAAAAAATATCTTATCTAATTGTGATAGTTGTAAAGAAAGTCAAATAATTAAAAATGATTATATAGAATTTGTATATCTAATATTTTATATTTTATATTATGTAGATGGTATTAATTATGAAGGATTTATAAATTATATTAGAGCTATTATAGATTATTATAAGGTAAAAATTGATTCAAGATTTGAAAAAATGTTTAATTATGCAAATTTAAGAGGAGTATATGATATAAATAAAGATAATGAATATATATTACTTACAGCATTTTATGTTTATTTATATTTATCTGATTTGCAAAATACTGATTATGATTTATCTATTGATATAGAATATAAAATAGTAGATGTTAAAAAATGTATTTTTGATAAAGGATTAAATTATGAAATTTTTGAACAGAAAGTATTTGAATATAATTATAAGGGTGCTTTAAGTTTTGAAGAAATTAATTGTTCTGAAAATACACCGTGTAATGAAATTATACCATTAATGAATACTTTTAATTATATTTATACTAAAAAAGATTTAATTGATGGTCAAACAATAAATGTTAATTTATCAAATAGTAAATTAATAATTATTATTCCAAAAGTCTGGAGATTTCCTGATAATATTGTAGATGATAGTAATACTAATATAATAGATGTATTTGATATAATGGAATTAGAAGGATATTATATATTTTATTCGAAAGATATTTATCCAAAAGGAAATTATAAAATAAAATTAATATATAATGAATAATACAATAGTAAATAAGCCAAGATTTTTAAAATCACAATATCCATTAGATATTAAGATAATATCGCCGAATACAACAACATTAATGGATTTGGGTGATAATAATGAATTTGCATATTCTTATTATAATGGTATGGAAGTTTTTGTTATGAGTAATAATACTAAATATAGATGGCTAGAATGGGACTCAAATGGAAATATTCCTGGTTTATTAGAAAACGGTTTTACTTATCCTGATTGTACATTTAATGATTTATATGATTACTCTAATAAAACATTTAACTTTATTCCAGAAGATAGTGATTTGCCTAAAACATTTTTAAGTTTATTAGATACACCAAATGATTATCAAGCTAAAAGTTTGTTTTTTGTTAGAGTAAAACAAGATGAAACAGGATTAGAATTTATAAAGCCAAAAGATATTTTATGGGCAAAAATACCACAAGATTTTGATTCAGTTACCGATGCTATAAATCAAGGTTATAATCATTTTTATTTTACAGAAAGTTATATTTTAGATAATTATCCTACATTTGAAAATTATTTACCAACAATATCCTACTTTAAAGGTAATAATTTAAGAATAGTTACAGATTATGATTTTGATGATAGAATATTAAATTTTAAAGATATTAATTTTAATCATAGTGCTAATCATATATTTTCGTTTAAAGGAATATTAAATAATGTAGTTTCTGATAATACTATAACATTTTATATTAATAAAAAAATAAATTCTTTAGAAGAAAATAGTAAAATTATTAATAGTCATATTGATAAATTAATTTGTAAATATCCAAATTTAAATATTGAAAATTCTATTATAGATAGTATATTTTATAATACTAATTTAAAAATAGATTATATTTATAATTCTATTATTAACTGTAATTGAAGATTTTAAACTTCTTGCAAAAGCTTTGAAACAAGATTCTATTATGTGGTGATTGTTTTTGCCATAAAGGTTTTCAATGTGCAAATTACATTTTGCCTCATTAGTAAAT